TCCTCCTGAATTCATTATACGATTCTCATATTGCTGTGTACGTGGAACATTGAAATCATGTTTTGATGTAAAATCCAAAATAGGTGAAATCATATTTGTTGTGCTCTTATCAATTGGTAAATATTTTAAATACTCATTGGATGCGATCAACATTGTATGTGCCCTCTCTGGATTCTTTCGCATAACCCAACACAACATATATCCAGCAAATGCAACGCCTATCATCTGATAATATTTCTTCCATGATAATGCAATTTTCATATATTTGCCATCGGTATGTATATTGGATATTACAAATATTGTTATTATAAATATAACAATCTCAAATCGCATCTCTATATAGTATATGTATATCTAAGATTCCTTCGTCATAATGTATATTACGAGAATACAAGATAATGTAAATGCCGTGTGTATATAATGTTTTTTAATATTTAATGTTTCGCTTAATACGAATGGTTTAGCCTTGTAATACGATTTGTATATATCAATCGATTTCAAAAACGAAATTTCTTCTTTACCAATCGATACATTAACCTTGTTATGTATGAAATGGACCCAGCGTATAAATGATTCACGTGAATCTAAATACGGAGTTACTGGATATTTATCCAACAAATTGCTAAATTTATTGCCAATCTCTGAAACCGGTATGAATAAAGGCATATTTTGTATTAAATCATAATATTTTCGTTTCGTAACTGCATTTGGTGATTCGGGATAGGAATGAGCAATAGTATGTAGAAAAAACCAATAATGTGGTCCCCATACGTCAGGTTCGAAATTCATATACACAAACTATATAGAACAATTGTATTATAAATACGAAGATTGTCGATGAATAAAAATACAAATTGTAACAATTGTGGTAAATCTGGACATATATTTAGTAATTGTAAAATGCCAATTACCAGTTATGGAGTCATTGCATTTCGTAAACCTAAAAACGAAGGTGATATTCAATATTTGATGATTTGTAGAAAAGATACTCTCGGATATATTGATTTTATGCGTGGTAAATATTCAATAAATAATAAAGAATACATAATGAATATGATGAAACAAATGACAAATAATGAGAAACAACAATTATTATCTAAAGATTTTGAAGAGTTATGGAAAAACATATGGGGTAACGGGTTTTATAACAATCGATATAAACTTGAAGAAAGTATATCAAATGATAAATTTAATGCATTGATTGCCGGTGTAACTGTAGAAAATGATTCTTATTCATTGAAAAGTATTATCGATGAATCGCAAAAATACGGTCAATGGACGGAACCTGAATGGGGGTTTCCGAAAGGTCGTCGTAATACTAATGAAACTGATTATGAATGTGCAATTCGTGAATTCTCTGAAGAAACGGGTTTCAGTAAAAATATAATAAAACCTGTTCATAACGTCATTCCATTCGAGGAAATTTTTACAGGTTCTAATTATTTTTCATACAAACATAAATATTTCTTAGTGAATATAGAGTATAACAATACATTGAATATACAAAATTATCAACGTTCTGAAGTATCAAAAATGAATTGGTCGTCCATTGATGATTGTCTAGCAAATATACGGGATTACAATTTAGAAAAAAAACGAATTATAACAAACGTTGATACGTCATTAAAACAATTAACTGTATATCAATTGTGATAAAAATGACATATTTATATATATATAATATATATATGCCACCGAATAAGACAAAAAAATATAAAATATGTCCGCTGGAAGTATGCCCAACGGGAGAATGCCCTGAAGATATGAAGTGGCATTTTCATAAACAACATTGTATATATGTAAAATGTCCGGCTAAAATATGTCCATCTGGAGAATGTTCAAGGAATACAGATTGGAATGTAGCTACACAAAAATGCAGAATTAAACCATATACGGATTGGACTCCTGTAAAAAATGGCGTACGTTATTTACCAGAAGACTTAAAAAGTATGGTTGGTGAAGAAGCATATAAACGTGACTATGAAGACGAAGCAACGAAACGAGGCGAAACGATTGCTTTAAGACGTATACAAAGAAAAATTAAAATTGGTGAACCGATTATTATCGTAGATCCTATACCTATCATAGAACCCGAAATTAAACCGATTGCCGCACCATTAGTTGTTCGAAAGGCAACAAAGAAGGTATCTATATCCACTAGGTCACCCATTATTGTAAATAAATTTAAAGGAAACATACCGACAATTGAAGAAATTCCAGAAGAACCTGAACCTACGCCACCTAGAGAACCTGAACCTACGCCACCTAGAGAACCCGAACCTACGCCACCTAGAGAACCCGAACCTATCCCAGAAGATGAAGATGTGATCGAAGAAGAATATGTAGATAATTCTGAACATGAGTATTTATACCCTCATCTAGATGATCCCAACTTCAGTTTGAAAATTGCAAAACGAAAAGAGTTTAATGATTATCAGTATGATGGTTCGGTAACATCTATCGAAGATATACAGGAACAAGCATCTAAATTATGTACTGCCGATTTCGAATTAATGCCACATCAAACTTTCGTTAAAAATTTCATGTCATTACAAACACCATATAACAGCTTGTTATTATATCACGGATTAGGGACAGGGAAAACATGTTCTGCGATTGGAGTATCTGAAGAAATGCGTAGATATATGAAACAAATCGGTTTGAAAAAATCAATAATGATAATTGCTTCGCCGAACGTACAAAATAACTTCATGTTACAATTATTCGACGAACGCAAACTTAAATTAGAAGATGGTATATGGAATTTGAATACTTGTGTTGGTAATATGTTATTGAAAGAGATCAACCCAACCGATACAAAAGGTTATGAGAGCGATCGGGAGAACATTACTTATCAAATAAGGTCTATTATACGTCAATATTACGTATTTATGGGATATATACAATTCGCGAATTTTATTAATGAATCGATTGAAATAAAAGGTGATATATCATATTCAGACAACGAGAGAGAACGTATTAAAAAACAACGCATTAAAAATATTTTCAATAGTCGTTTGATAGTAATTGATGAAGTTCATAATATACGTACTACAAAAATAAACAGCACTCGCAAACCATCGGATTTATTGATGGAAGTAGTTAAATATACGGATAGTATGAAACTACTATTATTATCGGCAACACCTATGTATAACTCATATCAGGAAATCATATGGCTAACTAATTTGATGAATTTGAATGACAAACGTAAAATGTGTAAAATATCAGATATATTTGAACCAGATGGTAATTTCATACCAAATAAAGGTAAGGAACTACTAATTCGGAAGTTAAATGGATACGTTTCATACATAAGAGGAGAGAACCCTTATACATTCCCGTTTCGGGTTTACCCAGATAAGGATGAATCAGCTATATATCCAACAATACAAATGAATGATAAACCGATTGAACCTGGCAAGGAATTGAAATATATTAATGTATTTACAAATGGAATAGGTGAATATCAAGAAAAGGTATATAAAATGTGTATAGAGAACCTGTATAAACGAAGCGAAGATGCAAAGAATGCATTTGAAGATAAGGAATCATTCGGATATTCGATTTTACAAAAGCCACTTGAAGCTTTAAATATTGTGTATCCATCAGACGAATACAATCCAGATGCAACATATACAATCGAAGAGGAAAGCGATCTAATTGTAAATATGATTGGTAAGACTGGATTATCCAATATTATGCAAACCAAACCAAATTTTGAATATAAATCGAATAAATATGGTCGCATATTCAGCCCATCGGAATTGCCAAAATACAGTACAAAAATTGCCAAATTTTGTGAAATAGTTAAACGGTCTGATGGAATTATTCTGATATATTCACAATATATAGACGGTGGTGCTGTGCCAATTGCATTGGCATTAGAAGAAATTGGATTTACTCGTTACAGTTCAGATACAAATGCAAAATCGCTGTTTAATGTTGCACCAGTTCCACCAGTTGGATATAATTCAAATATAGCAAATAGTTCACAAGCAAAATACGTGATGATTACAGGCGATTTGACATATTCCCCAAATAATAGTGAAGATATTAAATATTTGAATAGTGAAGAGAACGTCGACGGAAAACTAGTAAAAGTTATAATAATTTCAAAAGCCGCTGGTGAAGGAATTGATTTCAAGAACATCAGACAAGTACACATACTGGAACCATGGTATAATATGAACCGTATAGAACAAATTATCGGTCGTGCAGTACGAAATTTAAGTCACTGTAAATTACCATACGAAAAACGAAATGTTGAAATATTCCTATACTCTACCTTACTTGGAACACAAAAAGAAGCTGCGGATATGTATGTATATCGCCTCGCAGAACAAAAAGCAATTGTTATTGGAAGAGTGACTCGTGTTCTCAAAAATATCGCCGTAGATTGTCTTTTGAATATTGCACAGACCAATTTTACCACTTCTATGTTACAAAAACTTATTAAAAATGTAACCATAAAATTATCTTTATCTAGTGGCGGGACAAAGGAATATGAAATAGGCGACAAACCGCACACAGAAATATGTGATTATATGGATAATTGTGAAATCAAATGTTACCCAAATGAGGTTCTCCCATCCAATGATGAAGTCAAATACGATACATATAGCGAAGAATTCCTAGATGGTAATAACACAATAATAATACAACGTATTCGTAACCTATTTAAGGATAGATATTTTTATACAATCGATGAGATATTTCAGAAAATCAACAAATTTAAAAAATATCCCAAAGAGCAAATATATTCATCGCTTACACGAATGCTAGATAACTCAAACGAATATGTTACTGATAAATATGGACGATTGGGAAATATAATTAATAATAACGACACGTATTTATTTCAACCAGTCGAGATAACCGACTTAAACGCATCTGTATACGAAAGGATCGTTCCAGTTGATTTTAAACATAAAAATATATCTATTGAAATACAAAAAAGAAAACGCATAGCAGACAATAGTAATAATTACAAATTAATTGTTGAGAACCTAACCGATATATTCAATATGGCGTTATCCTCTGGCGACTCGGATGATAATTGGTATTCGGGATTTCATATAATAAAAAATCACCTAATTAAAGAGTATTCATTTACGATAGATCGACTAAAAAAACATTTGGTAAACCACATGATTGATAACATGTTGACTGCTGACAAGATTTTAATATTAAATACAATGTACACGAGTGACATAAATGGTACCAGTAGTGAATCGGAAATAGAGAAACTTATACGGAACTATTTCGATGATAATATAATAACAGCTGGAAATGGTAATATAGGGATTAGTTTAACAACGGATAATAAGACTACCCGAATCTACCATCCATCGGATAGCGGATGGATTGAAGCACAATATGTAGAAACAGCAAATATAATACGTTCAACAGAATATAGGATAAAATACGTATTTCAAAAACAAAAATTAAACGACGTTATTGGCTTCACCGCATGGTTTGAAAAAGGAACACGCAGACGAGAATATGTATTTAAAACCAAATATCAGAATGCAGAACGAAATAAACTCGGACGAGTAACATGTAGTGCATTGGCAGAATATACACGCCCTATATTAAATGCCCTTGTTGGAGAACCTAACAAATACAATGCAAGTAGTCTTAAGGAATATAAGATAAATACTACAACGAAAGTGTGTATTCTCATTGAAGTTCTGATGCGAGAATTTAACGATAGTAAGAGTGAAAAAATATGGTATATAAATAATGAACGTGTTCTGATTAACAGAATTTATGAGATGCAAGCGTAAAATTGATTTCTTATTATAATATACATATAACAAGATATAAAATGGCACAATTAAATAACGAAAAAATATATGGGGTCTATATTAAGTCAATTCTCAACAAGAAAGTTGTATTATCCATCACTGAGATAGGAAGCAATACGAAGAAAATTCTCGAAGAAAAAATTACATATGGTGTAGAAGGAAAGTGTATAGCAGAGGGATTTATACGACCAGGTTCGGTTAGAGTTATTAGTTATTCATCACCCATTATACACGG